CGCGCTCTAGCTTTTTGAGCTTTAGATTTTGGCATAATAAAATTGTTCTACGTTTCTACCGTTTTATGAACACAAAGTTTTTATTTTGCGGGAATTTTGACTGCAGTCTTACAGACTCAAGCCGCTTCAGGAACCATTTGGGTTCCAATGACCTTCAGTAATTGATCTATGGATTCATTACAAATTTCTGACTCATGCCCGGCATAAGCTGCCTCGAGGCCACGGTCACTTCTCCAGATTCCTTTGATTTGTTCAATAGGAATTCCGTTGCAAACACCAACTAAATCATCAGAGTATACATCGTATATAAAATTAATATAACGTTGTAGGACATCACGTAACTCTGCATTACCAAAACTATCAGCTCTCAAAGCCAATGCACGTAGCAGATGCCATCGTATATCGTCTTCTTCAGAACCCCACATAAGAGATGAGAGAACTCTAGCCTTTTCAGGACTAGGAAGATACATACGCAGGCCATCATGCCATTCAAAACCTTGAGAAAGGAATCGACACTCCTCAAGTTTACGACGATTGTAGTCTGGAGAACTGGTTTTTACGCCAATTGCACTCCAGATTTTAGACACACTTGTCGCATTAAACCAGCCAACAACCTCATCACTACAAGTGAATGTGTTGTCGTCGCCGTTTAATGCCGCCTCCACTTCTTGCTTAAAATCAAGATAAGTAGTGGGGCGTCCCTCAGCACGAGCCAAAAGGATCCAAGCGTAGGCCAACAGCCTAAACAATATCATTGTGTTATCAACAACTGTATTAGAACATCCAGAAGGATTTCCAGTGGATTTACGAACAATCTCACCTGTTTCAAGACAGATCACAGTTTCTACAACATCGTCATACAAAGCACTAAATCTGCTCCAATTTTCCGGCGTTCGCTCCAAAGGGTCAAGCATGGACCAACGAATATCACGTTGTCCATACATGGCTCTTCTGAATAATGAGCAGTCAAAAGCTGACTCATCGAGCTCAAACGCATTACGCAAGAATTCCTCAGATCGAGGTTTTCCATAACGACCGAGACGCCTATAAAGCGCATCCCACTCGCCTAAGAATTTGGTGCAGCCCACAAAAGACCAAGTCTTGTTGTGAGAATCATAAAAACGGTTGTTTTGCTCGAGACAGAAACGATTAAGACAAACTGTATGCTCCACAGGGGCAGCAGTAAAAGTTCGAAACTTATTTTCCACGATCTTCTCTTTTTCGCGCAATTCAACCTTTTGTGTGTTATTAAAAATCGGCGTGATTCGTTCATCACGTCCGCCAGCTATATTGGCCCAGTATGATGTACACACTGAGTCAACAATACCCGCTTCAATCATTTCGGCTTTTGAATGCCACTTACGATTCCACGGATAACCACACGAGCTGGTTCTCTTCAATTCATCTATACAAAGCCCCTGACTCTGAACTTTAGTACCGTTCATACATTGGAACTCTATCTTTGTCCATTCACCGGACAACGCCCAGGCGCCTTCGTCAAGGTCCCTAGGTTGCTCTCGATCATATTTTGCTGCGTTTTTAAAACCCGCATCTAGGTTGGTAAAAACCTTCCTATATTCATCAGGAACCTTAAGTCCTTTTAAATTGCAAAATTGTCTAAATGAATTGTTTTCAATCTCTTTCTCTGTATCTTTATAAAACCGCTTCGCACGAAATAAGTGCTCCACTGAACCTGTTTTAAAATGATTAGTAAAATAACTAGAACGCTCATATCTCCCTTCACTCACAGGAACAACAAAGTCATTGATACCAAATTGTGCATACCAACGCTCATACTGTTCAATGTCTGTAAGCGGGGAATCTAGTTTGAGTGCGTTCCACAAATGGCCATCTTTAAATCTCTAGTTAATGCAATCGCTTGTACTCGATCAGGATAAGTGATCTGGTGGATGCCAATAACTTGACCATTAGCATTACATAATGGATAGCCACAGTGGCCAGGTATGGTTGATACTTTAGAAACAATAACAACCCCACTCTGGTCTTCAGATATAGAGAGAACTTGACCATGCGCAGAAACAGGCGCCTGATCAATAGCTTCTGCTAAAGAAGAATAAGCCACCATGCCAACTTTAGATCCAACAATATGTTGATCAGAGAGTTCGGTACCATGGATGGTTAACTTCTTAGCGTTAGAAAAATGTTTGAGGAAACAATCTTTCCCTTTCGGAATATGCCACATCAAGAGATCGGGATGAATTTCATGACTTTCTTTCAAATCAGTCTTCCATTCCTCATCAGCAAGATGGAATGTCACACTCGTATCAGTCGTATTACGGAACTGATGCTTATTCGTTATAATTTTATCATATAATATAGTGAATCCTTGATTCTCGACAGCATTAACAGAACGTCCGCAGCCCAAATGGACTGTGCCTAATTTCATTAGCGGACCGTTCACAAGAGCCTCCATTTTAGCATTTTTTGCCACGGCGGTCTTAACCGCTTGCTTAGCAACACTTGCATAGGATTTAGGTTTGATTTTTTCTAACGCCCCTTTTAATATTTTAGCATCCCTGACTAACTTAGCAGGGTGGAACTTCCCACAAACGGAAGTACCA